GCCCCGGCCCTCCCATTTCTTCTCTGGAATCGGATATTATGGTTGGAGGGATTCTAGGATCAGGTGGAGATGGCCTAAACCGTTCAGGAACTGTATCAGTCATTACCGGTGGTAAAGAAGGAGGTGAAGGAGGCGGCGTGTATTGATCTCTTGAAAATATTTTGTCTACATAACGCTGCGGCATACCATACTGAGCGGCTTGTTGCCGCGCTTGCGCCATTTCAGCTTCTATAGACGCTCGAATCTGTGCCTCTGTCGGAGGGTCTATTGGTCTTTGAATCCCATTCGGAATAGGCGGAGGCGGAGATGGACGCTCCAGATCATACCGGTCTTTTGCTTTTTCAGTTAATCCTTTAAAAATCGCCACGATAGCCCCTTACGAGTAACCCATGTACCCGCCACCTTTCACAGCAGCGCCCATACCTCTGGCAGTCATTTTTTTCATTTTTTCCGGAATGGCAACATCTTTTGTGGTGCCATAAGGAATCCTACCTTGACCCTTGATATCGGCATAAGGAACAGCCGCAGGAGGGTTGGTCGGAGTGTTTGTCACTATCTTTACCGTTCTAGCCATATTAACGCCCCTGTTGTTTTAAAATTTCACGTTCTCTTGCTGCTGCTATTCTAGCCTCAGTTTGCGCCTCTTGCGAATCCAAGCGTTGGTTAAACTGTCTATCACGCATAGCAATAGTCTCTGCATCAAGCTGTACCTTGGTTTGATCAATCTGAGCATCCGCTTGATCACGCTGCGCTCGTAGCTGCAATTCCTTCTCTTTCAGTGCAATCAGAGGATCTGGTCCTTCCTGACCCGCGCCTGATAACTGCTGAGAAAGCTGTTGAACCTGCTGCATACCCTCTGCAACAAACTGTGCCGTCAATGCCTCTACCTGAAGCATCTCTTCCGGCGACATCGGCTCCCCTTCACGCTCCGTCACTTTCTGTATGTACGCAACCGCCGCCCGTTCACGAGCCGCCAGCTTAACATGCTCCATGACGTGTTTTTGTAGTTGTATGGCGATTGGCGGTAAATTAGCTACCATCGGCGTACCGCCAAAAATTAAATGCGACATAATGTGCGCTTGGTGATCCTGCCCCTCAAAAGCTTTCAATTCCAGCATATTCATGGAGTTTATGTTCTCTTGGGCAGGGTCCGTAGGCCGTGGATCAGGGACCGCTTTCATAATGCGATCAATATCCGTCACGCCCAACGCTTCATACATATCACGATATACTTCGTGCAGGTTATGCAAATCCGGCGCAGCCGTTGCAAGCTGTAACTTACTTTGTGCCAAAGCAATCCGTTGTGCCTGACTAAACGTATTAGGGTTACTGACCGGAATAACATCAATGCGGTCATCAAAATCCTCTGCCATAATACTACGATCTGCCCCGGCGACCGCATACGGGTACTCTGGCGGCAGACTTTCGCCCATGACCCGCGCCAGAATCTTAAATTCCACCCGCATGGCGTAGTGCAAGCGTTTGTGTACAGCACTCATTACCCGTGAGCCTTGCTCAATCATCGCCATCGTCGTGCCAACAGCCGCTGCTTGATTACCATCACCAATTTTCATGTCAGTAATAGTGGCAAAACGCTGACCAGCCTGAACAACAAAGCCTAATAGCTGAAACAGGGTGGGATCGGGTCCCTTGAAGGGTAAGGGCATCAAACTATCCCGAATTGCCCCGCCGGGAGCGTCTACATCCCTGAATTCACCGGGCTGGAGGGGATCATCATCGTCCCTGATCCGTAGGCCACGGGCCTTGAACCCTGCGGGCAGGTTACTGAGCGTCCCCGCGTCAATTAATTGCCGTAAAGCAGAGGTTGCAGTGCGAGAAAGCCCGCCAATCGTGTGAATTAGCCCTAATCCGTAGAATCCGAAGCCCGGAAGGAACTTATAATGGACAAAATACTGAATTTTCTTCTTTAATTCGTCATTTTCGGCGTAATTTCTACGAATCGACAGTATTTGGCCGTTATCTTCCGATATGGTGACAATATATGGGATTTTTATACCCGTAGGTTCCCCATCTTCGTCCACATCTTCGTACCCTTCGAGGTCTAAATTGGCGTGAACCTCTAAAACAGTGCAATCATAGTCATAATTACTGGGTTCAACCCCGTCAACGTAGTCAAGTTCTTTGCGAACCTCGTCAATCGAGCCTTGTGCGGGTAAAACCTCTATATCCCGGTACTGTCCTGCAAGCTGTTTCTTCTTCAGATCGTTCAAAGACATGCGAACAACCTGCGTAATGTTCTCGCAAGTGTCTAAATCCGACGTTTCGTAGGGCACAACAAGGTTTTCCGCCGGTACAAACCTACTGACACACCGGCCCATCGCCTCATCATAGTAAATTTTCTTGAATGTGCTCCCTGCAAGCGGCAGATAGAACAACATCTGGTCCATATCGGGGGTGTAATCCTCCATAACAGACGTGATGTAGTAGTTCATAAACTGCTGAACGCGCCGGGCCTGATCTTTTTTCTCCAGCGTTTCCTCGCCCATAACCTCCGTTTTTACAGGGCCACGGGATGGCAGCAATTCATTAAAAGCCTGTGCCTGAAACTGCGTTGCAGCTTCCGCTAACAGAGGATGAGTTACACCGCTGGAGCCTCGAAAGGGCTGTTCGCGCTCTTCGTAGTTAAAACCAAGCAGTTCCAAACCGTTGGCATACGCATCTTCCCAGTCGTGACGCCCTGCTTTGTTGGCCTCAAACTGCTCAAGCAAGTTGCTGGAAATGGCCCCCAGATCACGGTCTGGTATTTCTTCGGCTAGGTTGGCGTAAAAATCATCGCTGGTGCCGCGATCATCGGTTGGATCAAAATCTACCGTGGCTCCACCATCTTCTTCTAAAATGATCTCAATAGTGGGTTCGCCCTCAATCTCCGACAGATTAACCAAAGGAGACTGAGAGTCGGGGATCTCTATTTCAAGCTCTGCTTCTAAATCTGCTTCATCCAGTTGTGACGGAACGTTGTTGTCCATCAACGAACCACGGCCTCTTTGTTCCTCTGCCATACATCACCTCTCTAAACTGTGCTGTCTGTGGGGCGGTCTAGTATATTTTCTAATTGAGCTAGAACATCGGGTTCAATTTCTCCCGCTCCCGTAAAAGATTCAACCGGCACCCCCGCATTTCTCAGTTGGCTGCTCAAAACCGCGTTTTTTCTTTCGGTGTCTTGAGATGTTTTTGTCGTCGGTTTGTCCATATCCAGCGTCCCTATTCCTTTTTCAGAAATTGTATCTGTTCTTTGTTGAGCCATAGCTTGTTCACGTGTAAGTGTCCCGGCCCCAACCGCCGCTGCCAAAGGAACGGCTAATTTATATTGTTTAGCAATAGAAATAATCGCTGGATCATAAACCACCATGTTTTTAGTTTGTCCAGTTTTCGCAGTTCTCGAAAGTTTGTCATTGTACTGAGCACCTTTTATGCCCTTCTTAGCCAACTCAATAGACAAAATGTTTTCTACTTCAAACCCTACGTTAAAGGCTTGACTCAACTCTTCAAAAGTTTTTTCTTGGTCAAGTAACGCTTGCTTTAAGCCTCCTCGTAAATCTTCTATTGGCATATCTTCCAAAGCGTTTTTTAATTTTTCGTTTACTTGGCTAGGGACCCCAAATTCTTCCGCTACCTCTTCTTTTTTCAAAACGCCTAGACCAAAGTTAACCAGCCGTTCCTTTGGCAAAGTGTCTAAACTTTCATCTACTACGTCGATAATAGCATTTTTTACATTTTGAGATTGTTTTATTAAGGGAGCATCATAATCTGCCAATAAATTAGGATCTACTTCAACATCGACATCATATCCGTAAGCCTTTGCCTTTCCCATAGGGATCATACGTACGGCATTACCCTCCTCGTTGTACTTGATGACGTAAGCTGATCCATCTTCAAACTCCAATCTTGTTCGGTTTTCTCGACCAAATTGGCGTGTAGTATCTACCACATTGAAACCAATCTCACCCTCACCTATCATTTCATCAACAAAGGCAGAAAAATTTTCTTGTGGAGCATCCGGCCCCTGCCTAAATTGAGGATCGTTTGGCCGCATGTCACCAAAACCAAACTGATCTTCCAAATCTGCTGCCATTGAACCCTCTGGGGGTGGTTGTCGCCCGGCTTTCATTCTAGCCATCTGACGATAATATTCGTCTACCTCTGCTGCCGTTGGATCGGACAGAAAAACACCTTGACCTTGAACATTTGCACCTTCCCCGGTTTTTATTGTTGTTTCATCAAGTTTAAATTGCTCAAAACTATGGGGACTAGAGTGTTTTCGACGAAAAATCTGTGCAACGCCTTCTTCAGTCGCACCGCGACTAATAGCGGGCTTTGCTGCTCTTGCAATACCAACTAAAGGTATCACACCAAGAGACTGTACGGCTGCATCAAGATAGTCTTGATTACGGATGTTTTCAAAAAAAGAAGGACCCTTTGGCCCGCGAACCATTTCTGTAAAAGTAGTGTCTCTATCGGGTGTAACAGGGTAATAACCAAGCAGGTCAGCAATGCCCCCCGCCCCCGTCAACAATCCCCCAAATTGACTAATCTCTGCTGGAGTATAGTTTTGAGCAATGCGAGAAGTGTCCCGCACAAGGGATTGAATATACGGATCAGCCATGTCAGTAATACATTTTCATTTTAACAGACTCGGTTTCTTCGTCCCAATCGTCGCTCGGCAACTGTACAAAGTTACCCTGCCGATAACGCATCAACGCCTGAGTCATACTGTCCACTAAATCATCGTGCTCACCGTTGGGGAAAGCCGCAACTTCTTCAACCATCTCTTCTGCAAAAATAGTATCCGGACACCATACCATACCCGCTTCAAATAAAGGAGAAACAGAATGGACCCTCGTGATCTTATCATTACCCCTAGAAGGCGTAAAGTTAACTACCGGTATGCCCATCTGCCGCATTTCCTGCGTGAGCGGCGTACCACTGGCCTTGGCCTCAACAATTACAGTGTCGGGGTCCCAGAACTTATACTCATCAAACGCCATCTGTTTAAGCTGCGGAAAATCCCATCGACCTTTCTTACTATCCAGTAAAATTAAACCGGGGGTCCCTGACTCGTTCGGATAAAAAACACCCCATGTGGTAATCGCACTGTAGTCTGCGGTCTCCCGCTTACTGAAAGCCGTATCGTAACTCTGGATCACATAATGCAGGTTCGGAACCTCTTCCTTATCCCACATCTGCCACCACTCGCGCTTGATAATCGCACTCTCTTCGTTCGTCGGATTCTGCTGATACTGCGCGTTCCACTTGCCCAAAGGTATTGATGCGCGAACCGCGTTCAAATCATCAAGACTCCAGAACTCCGGCCAACACGGGGTATTGTCCTCAAAAATAGCGGGCAACTCCACAATCTCCCATTGATCAGCCAACGGGTCTTTCGCCATCGCACGTAACAACTGGCCCGTCATATCCTTCTCCGACCAGCGCGTCTGCACCAGAACTATCGAACCACCGGGCTGTAACCGCTGCCGGGGACCACCTGTATACCAATCCCACGCATCATCAAATCCGGAAGCCGACATCGCCGTCTGCTCCGAATGCGGATCGTCAATAATAATCAGATCACCACCTCGTCCCGCTAAGTTAGAACCAACGCCCACGGCATAGTACATACCACCAGAACTCGTGTCCCACCGACCAGATGCCTTACTGTCCGCCGCTAACTTCACATCAGAAAAAATTTCTTTGTACTCGTCCGAATCCAAAAGATTCTTAGTCTTACGACCAAAGTTCACCGCAAGCTCCGTCGTATGCGTTGCCTGAATGATCTTCATGCGCGGATTACGGCCCATCATCCAAGCAGGAAACAGA